GATGCATTTCATCAAGAATGATTGTCCCAAATAGATGTTTTATATCGTTAATTCTTCGGTATAAACTCTGAATATTCCCAATTACGATAGGCGGCTCAATGTCAAAGTCTCCACCACCTATTCTGCCAGGCTTAAATCCATAGACTTTCTCCACTTCTTTTTCCCACTGGCTTCGTAAGTTAGTAGTGTGAGTAACTACAAGTGTCTTTTGCTTTAGCTTTCCTGCGATAGCTAAACCTGTAAATGTCTTTCCCCAACTGACCCAAGCGTTAATTATAGCGTTGTCTTTAACCTCAGAGTAAACCATGTTTTGGGAAGCTCGTAGTTTGAACTTAAAGTCAGGTAGTTTGATTGGTGACTTAACTCTTTTATCGATTACTTCGTGTCCTTCTGGGATTAAATCCGTTCTTCCGCCTGGTATGGTAACTAAACCTGGTCTAATTCGTCTTATAGTTTTTATAACGATAGGCGGATCCATAGGCATACGAGGGGGTAAAGTATAAGTAAGTTCCTCTTCGAGCTTACGTTCGAGTTCGGGTGTGGTATCTAAGTATATTCTGTGATTAAGAATTGCCTTCATTATTTCCACTCAGGACCGCTATACCACTGAACGAGTGACATACGAGTTCCTTTAGTTACTTTTTCTACTTCATGTTTAAGAAATGATGGAAACACAAGTATTGATCCTTTGTTTCTCCACTCGTCATTTCTTAACTCTTTACCATTTAGACCCCATAATACGAAGTCTCCACCCTTGTAATAATTAGGGTCTGTTAATTGAACAGTAATTGATAATTTTCTATTGATCGGAGTTGCTAGATCGACATCTCGGTGCGCTCCATAATACTCTCCCTGTCCATAGATTCCAAACTGTATATTTTCTGTATTAGTTATTACAGCCTGCCACGCTGTTTGATTTATTGCATGAAGGGTAGAGCTTACTATGCTCTCTACCCAATGTCCTCTTTCAAAGAAAGCAGTGTTTGCTTTTCTTATTGAATTGTCTTCGACTTTTCTACTTGTATCTTTCTCATATACTGAGGCTTCAGCAATATTTAGTTTCTTTCCTTCTTTTACTATAAAGTCACAAAGATCACTATCCAAGTAACTATCTAGGAATACTACTGGGTGTTGCATTACTGATTTCATATTGCTCTCCACTCTATTATTGTTTCTTTATCTATATCTTCCCACTTTTGAAATTCTACATCATAACAAAGTATTTTGTCTCCACTTTGTTTTATTATGTGAGTAGGATTATTCATATACTTAGTATTTAAAGTATACTCTCTTTCGTGTATATTTCTACTTTTTAGACTTTGGAATTTAATTATTACTATTCCTTTTTCTAAACTTTCTTCTAAACTTTTCGCCATGTGTCTTTTTTACGCTCCTCGCATACTTCATAAATGAGCCACGGAATACCACTTCGATATAATACTCCTGCCCATGTCTCTTGAGGACTTGGAGGTCTAGCAAAGTCATATGGGTTGTTAATACCCTTTAACCATACTACACTTCTTCCTCTTTTCTTTTCTACTTTTCTTATCTTATGATACTTTAACTGTAAATTTTTTTGTTTATAATATCTAAAAAACTTACCTGTTGAATCAATATAAAAGTTTCCTCTATGTTTTATTAGTTCAACTGTATCTGTAATCATATATTTGAGAGGATATAAACTTTTCATTGGTGTTTGTAATCTTCTCTTGCCTAGAGTTTCTCCACGCATATTCTTGTCATCTAAGACTTGATCTTCGATCCAAAGTATTCCGTCTATCAGTTCTACATTGTCTGTATGGACAACATAAACTGGAAACTTGTATTTCATACTATGTAATTTGTTCTTTCTTTCTTTGCCGTATGTTTTATACCGCTTTTGGTTTTATATTCTTTAGTGAGTCCTTTAGAGCCAGGTTTGCCTACTATAAATAAAAACATACTTATAAAAGCAGGTACTAGAACTCCTACTAACACAACTCCATCAACCATATTTCTTCTCAAACTTACCCATGCTGTAATCGTTTCCTACTTCAAAGTCACAGCCGATTGGGGCATTAGGAATATTGATTCCTCTTTCTCTTTGCACACACTCTTGAAGTTTTGCACTATATGAATCTACTTCATCATCTGGAACTTCTGCAAGTATGGAGTCATGGACTAGAGCAAATATTCTTGCTTTAGAACCCGATTGTTTTATCCACTCATTCATTTCAATACCAGCAAGTAAATTGACATCAGAAGCAACAGACTGCACTAAGAAGTTAATACCACTTCTTACTTCATGTGAAGCTATGCCTTGATCTTTAGATTTAGCATTTGCTAGTCGTCTCTTTCTACCAAAGAAAGAATAAATAAAAGCATTGTCACGAATAAACTGTTGGTTTACTGTTAACCACTTTTTAAGATTACTAAACATATCAAAGTATTGTGCAATAACTCGCTGTGCTTCTCCTACTGAAAACTCAGTTCCACTATCTTTAGTGACTTGCCAACTAATCTTCTGAGGGCCTGCTCCATACATTATACCGAATGTTACTGCTTTTGCTTGTTGTCTTTTATCTCCGTATAGTTCTGCAACTTCTTCTACTTCACAAGGTAATTTGAATACTTGCTTTGCAATAGCAGAGTGAAAGTTACCACCCTGTCTAAATACGTCCATGAGGTTTTCATCTTTTGCAAGTACTGCGGCACAGTAAACTTCTGCTGTGGTTAAGTCCATTGCTACGATCTTGTGTCCTTCTTTTGCTCGAATACAACCTTTTACAATAGGATTGTCTCTAGGAATCTGTTGCATATTCAGTTTTCCACTAGAAGATAATCTGCCAGATGTTGTGCCATGCAAATTGAAGCCTGTTCTCAATCTATCATCTTTGTCTAGAGCTGGTAAAATTTTATCGAGATATGTATTCTTTATCTTTACATTCTGACGAACTTCTAAAATAAATTTAGGTATCTCGTGCTGTTCTCCTAATTGTCCAAGAACTTCTGCATCGGTACTATCAGCACCAGTCCCTGTTTTTTTGCCTGTTGGCTCTAGTCCGATATAGTCAAATAACAGACTTCGAAGTTGCACTGTAGAGTTCGGATTGAACTCTCCTCTATCTTTTATAAATTTTTGCACTTCTGGATATGAATTTAGTTTGTCTACTGCTTCACTGATTTGAAGTTGCATCAAAGTAGAACTCTGCGTTAGTCTTTCTGGATCAAATGGAACACCATTACTTTCTACATCACATAGAAAACGACAGCCAGGTAATAGAATATTTCTATACACCCAAGTAAGTCTACTATTAGTATCTAGTGCTTTCTTAAATTTGTGAAATAATGTTAGAGTTACAACTGCGTCCATTGCAGCATAGTCTTTCATTACATCAAAAGGAACTAAATCCCAACTGAAATCATCTTTCAGTATGCCATGTTGTTTGCGATAGTTACCTATCCAATCATAGAGAGTTTGTTCATATTCACCATAGTCTGTGTGTTTCATTGCTAACATTTTTAGACCGTGTGTTCCTGGTTGTTCGTCTAGTAAATAATGTTGAAGCATGGTATCTTCAAATCTAGGAAAGTTAAAATTGAAATGATACTCAAACCATGCCAAGTCAAACTTTGCATTATGAAATACTACTATCTTTTTCTCAAAGAGTTGTTGCATATATCCTTCACATTGTTTATCAATACAATCTGTAGATATGTATGCTCCTTGTTGCTCTCCATTGTGTTCATAAGAAAGGGAAAATCCAATCATATATCCGTCTCGTGGAGACAATGCACTTGTCTCACAGTCAAGAGCTATCTCTTCACCATCAGACTCTATTGCTTTAGTAAGAAAGACATATGCTTCTGCCGTATCTTCTATACCTATTTTAAATTGTTCAGGTATATCCTGAACTTTTAAATCTCCTGATATATAATCTTTTATATTATCTACTGCCTCTTCAAAAGACTTCTTTGCTTCTGGACGAAATGCTATCATAGCAGGATTAATTATAGGTAAAAACTTATCGTTGATAAGTCTGCCATTCTCTGCTGTGATAGATGTTTTCTTAGTGAAATACTTGAAAGGCTCTGAACCTACAAGTATCAAGAAATCATACTCGTCTACATCTATTTCTATATCTACATCTGATTTCAATATCTTTTTCTTTTTGACTGTTGATAAAGCATATCTACTAAACTCAAAGTCAAACCATTTGTGAAAGTCCGTTGAACTCGGACTTGTTTCTACTAGTGCTATCTTAGCCATATAATACTCTCTTAATTTCTCCTATTTGTTCTTTTGTTAAATTGCCTGGGTCTTGGTTCTCTTTTAATTTTACTATCTTTACTGCCATGTCCATGCTTTCTGCAAGACCCTTTATTTCCTGTGCTGCTTGACGACCTGCTTCGTCTCCGTCAAACATAATATCTATACCTGTTGCTCCTTGCATTTTTAGTAGAGATAATTTTACCCAATTCATTTGTCTTGTGCCGAAACAGCACACTGTATTCTTGAGACCATTGTCCCAAAGATTCAAGGCATCAAACATGCCCTCTACAAGTATAGCACGATTCTGTATCAGCTTTGGCTTTGCTGGACAGAATGGTAACTGCACTCCATTAGGATAGATATAGTACTTAGGTCTACTCTCTCCTATCATTGTATTTGTTGTCAGTCGCCCGATCAACCCAACTGTTTTACCAGTTATATCACGAATTGGGAAAATTATTCTACCTTCAAATTTAGGAACATTCCAAGTAAATGCCTGCCAAATCTTTAGTGTTTCTTTTCCTATATTTCTAAACGGAGCGTCCCACATAATTCTTTCTTCGGGGAGTTGAATACCTACTGTCTCCGCTTGCTTTTGTTCTATCTTCTCTTTTATCTTGTGTATCTTTATTTCCAGACTTGTTGCTGGCGCACCAAAGTGCGTAAATACATTGCCCTTAAAACCACAGGAAAAACAATGCATTACTCCTGTGATTTTATCTACTCGCATACTAGGATTGGTGTCGTCATGTTCAGGGTTAAGACATTTTACAACAGCGTCATTCCCCTGAATCTTATAATCAATTCCTTTTTCTGTAAGTAAATCTATTGCAATCATAATATATATTATACTCGATTTTTGAACTTATGTCAAGTATTATTTTTAGCAGTCCTTGACAAAGATACCATCGACCATTCTTCCCTTTCTATCTTTTATATCATCATAGGCGACTTCTAAACATTGTTGTAAGTTAGTTCCGTTTCTCGCTGCGATATTAATAAGAATAACTAAACAGTCTCCTATATCATCTTTTATATCTTGTTGTTTGCAAACATTATCAGATAGTTCACCTACTTCTTGCATTAGTTTTAGAACTTGATCTTTATCTGTTGCGCCATCTATGAGGTTTCTATCCTCATGCCATTCTACTACTTTATTTATTGTATCTATCAATTTTCTTCTCCATTAATTTTACATATTCTTTACTTAATTCTATCATTATAGAATCTCTACTATATTTCTCTGCAACTATTCCTGTTGTGCCTGTTCCTGCAAATGGGTCTAAAACTACTCCATTTTTTGGACACCCTGCTAGTACGCAAGGTTCTACTAATTTCTGTGGATAAGTTGCAAAATGTCCTTCTTTTGCACTTGTATCACTAGGAATTGTCCAAACCGATCTTTTATACTTTAGTTCAACTCCATCTATACAAGGTTCTTTTATTGCGTTGTGATCAAAATAATACTTTTTTGTTTTGCTAAATAAAAACAAATATTCATGTGCTTTCGTACATCTACTTGTAACACTCTCTGGAAGTGGGTTTGGTTTGTGCCATATAATATCTTGTCTTAGATACCAACCACTATCTTGCATCGCTAGTGCAAATCTCCATGGCATGCCTAATAGTTCTTTATTATAATAACTATCTCCTATATTTACCCATAGAGTTCCACTATTTTTCATAGTTCTTTTGACTTCTCTAAATACTGATACAAGTTTCTTTATAAACTGATCTGGAGTATCTTCTAGTCCTATTTGATCGTCTTTTCCTCTAATTGCTCCACACTTTTTACATTCATACTTAAAAAATTCTTTTGGTCTATTTACAGAACTTCCTATTGCATGCGCTCTAAAATCATCTCCTTGATGATTACAGTTTGGATCACCACCTATCCACTCTGCTGTATTGTAATCTCGAAGATTCCAATAGGGTGGACTTGTTATACAGCAATCAACTGTATTTCTTTTTATACTTTGTAATGCTTTTCTACAATCTGAGTTTATTATTTTTATCATTTTTATACTGGTGGAGCTGACAGGAGTCGAACCTGCGACCTACTGCGTGCAAGGCAGTCGCTCTCCCAACTGAGCTACAGCCCCATTATAAATCATATACATCTTCATCTGAAGATAATGTCTCTTTTAATTCTGCTTTTTCATCTGGATCCATCACAGTGTGCGGTCCAATCTTCAATGTTTCCCAATTAATTTCACTCACAAATCCAGCCATCTTATCATTTCTCATTTTTTCACAAGAGAACTTAATTGCGTTCTCCTTGTCTCCCCAATGGGATATTTGGTAAGCTGCATCAACTGCATCAAATATGCCCTTTGAGAATCGCACTTGATTGTTCTCATTAGTTTGAACAGCAGTTGCTACTAGCACATTTTCATCTTGTGCTAAATACTTTAATGCTTTTGATATTTCGATCTGCTCTGTCCAGTCATATTGACCTGAACGATTCGGAGCGTTGTGACGCTTGACTTGGTTTAGATAATCAACTACAATGATACCAAGATCATCATACTCTGCTCGTTTCTGTCGCACTGTACTAATAACTTTCGCTACTGTCAGTGCAGGATCATAGACTACATCTATTTGATTCGTTCTATTAAACTTTTCTCTTGTAAGAAGCCTGTGAAACTTATCAAAATCTTTCTCTTTGAGATAGCTCTCAAAATGTTCCTGTCCTTTATCAAAACGGGCTGACCACCACTTTGCAATTTTCTGCCATTCATCAGGATATAAGTTTTTCTCTATCAGTCTACCAAGAGGCACGTTCGTACTCATACTAACAATTCTTTGCAGAATCTGTCGAGTGTCCATCTCAATAGTAAAGTAGAGAGCTGACTTCCCTGTTTCTTGCACTGCTCTCGCAATATTACAAAGGGTGAATGATTTTCCTCCACCTCGCTGTGCGCCGACAACGACCAAATCTTTGGGAGAAAATTTGTAGGATAAATCATAATCTTGATTCAATCCTAACGCTAATCGACTAGAAAGGTTTTCCTCTGAATCGAATAGTTCTACTGTGTCCATAGCTTCATCTTCATCTTTTGTATCGACTCGATCTTGAACTTGGACAACTAATTCTTGCAGACTGTCAATGTTTTCCTGTGCGTCTGCTAGTGTTATTGTGTTCTCTATATAATCATCTATGCGAGTAAGTATTTCTCCTTGTGCAAACTCGTTCTTTAAATAATCGAGCAGGAGATATGGATCGACTTCTGTTTCTACAGATTCGATTGCATAGATTTGTTCTTGTAATTCTCTAGACCTGATACTTGATTTTAGGTCTTCGAAGGTTGGTAACTTGTGATATTTCAATACATGCTTATCAATTATACCATGAATTTTTTGGTAGGTTGTTGACGGCAGATAATGGGATTTCAAACGATTCCAAGTTACAAAATCGCCTTGTTCTATAATCTGTTTAATTAATGCTGATGCTAATGTCAATTATTCTCCCAAATAAAAAGCGAGTGTGGGGAGAATCCCCACACTCTAAGTTAAACTAGCCAATGTTTTTTCTTGCACTGCCATCGTAGTCTGAGCAGGTTAGTCCTCTTCTTGTAAGCATAGTTTTAACACCTCTTACAGTTTTACCGACTTGGTCTGCAATATCTTCGACTGACATATCAGAAATGTCTAGATCAGCAAGAACGTCTGCTTTACCATTACCTTTAACATGTTCTTGTTTAGGTATAGCATTGATCTCACCAGCTCTT